TATGGCCCTGTTGGTTCACCGTCTAGGATGGTCCATAAGCGCCTGAGGTTTGAGGGTTTTAAATCGTTTTGCAACGCAATTGCAAGCGCTTTGAAGCCCTCTTCTCTTTGCCCAAAAAAGCGAACTGTAGGTTCCGGATAACAGTGCCCTATACCGCCCTCACATGATTCGTAGGTTTCAATTCCACCCGCGACAAGAATTTCAACCTCGTGTTTAATTCCCTTGTCGAGCGGTGGAGAATATTCTTCTGTCATTATGTTTTTGCTCCTCCGAAGTTACCTGTTATTAAGGCAAAGGTATACTGTGCAACGGCTCTCTCGACCTTGTATGCTGTATCAAAATCCATTTTAGCAAAGCACTCTCCATAGTGCTCGTAAAAGTAGATTGGCTCAGTGATCGTATCGCACCAATACTTTCCCGGGTCGATGTTAAGGTTGCTACGGAAACATCCGTTGCACATCTCTGGGATAGGCAACCTAAGTTTATCGCGGGCTAGTACACGTTTGCTTGGCTCTGGCTTCATCAGCTTTTCTTCCCTTTCTTCTTAAAGTTACCCTTGGTCCTGGCGATCTTGCCCTTAATCTTGGCTCCGGCTACGTTTAGTGCAATAGCTAGTGCCTGGGTGTATGGCTTACCTGCGGCCTGTTCGGTCTTGATATTGGTTCCAATGTTAGACTTGCCTGGTAATAGTGGCATTGTGTGCTCCCTTCTGTTACTTGTTCTGATATCCCGATAATCCATCTATCTAGTATCGACCTTGGCGATGATATGCCTCGTAAATCTCCTATACCCCCTCGTATTTGCCACAGGAGAGACGATCTCTGTGCGGTTGGTATAATCCTATGTCTAGAATTGAGACTGCATCTCGTGGCAATGTAGTGGTTACTTGCCCTCATGTCTTAACATCTAATCAAGAAAGGCGAGATGCAGCCTTTAACTGAACATTTATGCAACCTTCCGCTTCTCTAAATGACGAAACATCCATGTCCTTGAAGTGATCCCAATCATCTGCTATGTGCCACTCGCCATTTGACTTGAGTCCGATAGGTTCGTTTCTGTATATGATGCAGAAGTTCGCTTTCCAATACGCTGCTCCGAGTAGTTCGGTTAGTGTCATTGTTTATCTCCTTTGTCGGGTGGCAGTTCGATACCCTTGTTGTGCTTTAAGTTGATCAAGTGCCACCTGTGCCTAATGTCCTTTTCCATACTTTCCTTTTGTGCTTTAAACTGATCAAGTGCCTCCTGTCTGTCATGCTCCGACAGAGCATTCACAGGTTTTGGATGTCTAAGCCGTCTAAAGGATGATGTCATGGTTTTAGGTTCTCCTTTAGCTCAAGCTTTTCGATCAGATACTTCACGGATGCAATCGGTTTGCCGTCTTCGGTGCAGGTGCCGACTCTGACCTTGCCATCATCGCCATATTCAATAGTTAGGTGCTGTCCGGTCAGTACATAATACAGGGCAATGCCAGGCAGGTCCTCTTGTTCATCCTGAAACTTCTCGCCGCACATAAAGAAATTCTTCGTGCCTTTATTGTACCAATGGCCGTCTTCATCGGCTACATAGATAGCCCAGACTGGCGAATTGGCTCCCGTGTTATCGACAAAGTTGTTCTTAGCCTCATCAATCAGCAGCCCATGGCTCGGACTAATGAGAACCTTTCTCCGCTTCTTCACTTCGGCCAGCAAGTTCTCGAACGTTGGTTCAATCGGGGACATGCCTGCCTCTTGGAGTAGTTTCAGTAAATGCTTATTAATCATTTGTTTCTCCTTCCTGGGTTTAACCCACACTGCGTCGCAAGCGTCGCAACGATCCCATCCAATCTCTCAACTTAGTTTTGCCTTCCCCCGCTTAGAGACACCAGCCCTCTCTAACATCTTGCGCTTGTGCTTCTGTATCTCGGTCAAGTCCTTCTCGGGTCTCTTAGCCTCAATCATTCGCTCCTGCTCCCGTACTTCTAAACAGATGGCATCTGCGAAGATAGTATCATCTGTTTTACCAGCCTGATGCCCTGGCCTGCCTGACTCATCCCGGACGAATGTGAGCATCTCATCCAGCTCCCGGGCCGAGTTAAACGTGTCGGAATGCTCTCGCACTAAGGCCACGTGTTTCGATATAATGAGTGGCCTGGTTAACTTGGTAGTAATAAAGCCATGTTTCTGTTCCTTCTCCCTTGTGAATTTGTCCACATGCTCTCGTCGGTACATATGATAATAACCGAGTCTTTCCAACTCTTTCACGGGGTGGATGTCGAAATTGACCTCAATACCGATCAGTGCCTTGTTGTAGTATTTGCCCAGGCAATACATCTGCTTGGCGTACAGATCCGGGTCTATATGCCCATGCCACATCGCTGCCTGATTCCAGGTGATGTTGTTTCGGACACTGGCGGCAGAGAACTCGAATCCACCATCCGCTATATCGCCGCCTATTACGTACGGCGTATATGGTTTTGGTTGCTCATAAATAGACAGGAACCCTTGATCATCCTGTAGGAACTCGATTGATTTATCCACAATCATCTGGTCCTCATAGTCAAACGTGAAGCCGCCCCGGGCAGGTATGGTGCCTCTCACAGCCATGAGCCTCTCTGTCACGATCTGGGCGTTGTACACGGTTGTCCCGAATACACCCCACTCGCCAAGACAGTAGACCGTGTAATAATACTCATCCGTCTTGGCAAACCCTTCCAGGACATCTATGGATTGCTGGTCCAGGAAACGGTTGTCCTGGTAGGTGCTATGAAGAGACAGACAGTTTTCCTTGCCTTGGTCGAAAAATTCGGTCTTGAGCCAGTGGGTCACTGATACCGGGTTGAATGAGAGGATTAGCTGCTTATAATATTGTGTGTAGCCACGGAGCCGGATGTCCAACTGCCTGAAGTCACCCGGCGTGAACTCTGATGCTTCCTCAATCCATATCCCTGTAATGCCCTGGATAGATTTAATCTTTTCAGGATCATCAAAGCCTGCGAAAATAATCTCATTGCCATTGATACAGCGCATATAAATGTCCGAACCCGTGCCCTTGGGTACGATAAATAACTTCTCCAAACCCCAGCAGCGTATGGTGTTTTTTAGCTCCGCAAACGTAGAATCTCGAAGGGTCTTACCCACTTTTCTGAGGACAAGGAATCTGTGCGGTTGCTCTGTTAGCATTCGATAAATAATTTTTTGTGCAGCAAAGAACGATTTACCTGAGCTGCCGCCGCCCCACAACACGAGATAGCGGTGCTGGTCAAACAGCAGGGGATAATACTTCCGGTTGATTAGGCTGGGCAGGTCGGAGAAGTCAACTGTTATCGGCATCTGGACCGTCACACTCCTTGGTTACAATGTCGATGATGTCAGACTGGTCTATGGCTCCGGTTGGCGGTTCAGGCGCAGGCTTGACCGTAATGGTTATGTCGGCAGTGATATCCCGCCTCTCGACCAGCATCCCGAGGTGCTTGGCGATCAGTTCCAGTGCCTGGAGCTTTGAGGCCAGGGTGATCTCCGGGCCGTTGCGCCCCATCTTTATACTCTGGATAGCAGCCCGCTTATCCTTGGGAATTGTTCGGGAGTCTTTGAGGATCACAATTTGCTTCGGTTTGTAGATGTAATTTGTCGTGCCAGTAACCGGGTCAACGTGCTCATCGACTACGACATTCTCGGTGCGGAACTCTGCTATATCGCCAATGTCCGCAAAGGCAACTCGACCTAGTTCTGACAAAATACGGTCTACTGTTATAAGCGACCTTTCCTGCTGCCTTTCAGTTAATTCAGCTAGTGCAGACTGGACATTAGTATTTGCTAGTAACAAACATCCATTAACCCTTGCGGCGGCATCTGCCTTACAATCTGGGTATGCAGCCCTATAGGCTCTTGTAGCGTTGCTATCCGTCATATACTCATAAATAAACGTGTTTTGCTTTGGTGTTAGCTTCCGCTCTGCCATTCTTCTCACCTCATAGTTCATTTTTTTTTCAGATAACAGATCTTAAAAAGGTTTTCCTGCACCTTTCCCAAAACGTTGTGTGTGTGGGAAATGGTATGGATTAGTTCAAAACCCGATCAGGGTTTGAGTGTATTAGTTAATGTATTAGTTAGAGGTACACTGGATGTACCTGGTAGTAGGTACACTGGATGTACCTGGTTAGCTCTTTAGTAGGTACATCGGTTGCACCTGGTTCTCCTGGTCTTTGTCTTGGCTCTCTGTCCATCGTTTGAAGTCGGACATAAAATATTTATTTGGCTTGCCTCGGGCCCTGACCACTGCAATGAGTTCCATATCCGCAAGCCGTTGAAGATGTTTCCAAATTGTTCTCCTATCCATATTAAAACAATCTCGGCTAATCGTCTTTATTGAAGGAAAGCATACCGCTGTTTTTGCATCTGCACGGCTTAATAGCATGGTATATATGACAAAATCGATCATATCTAATTTGTTTTTATGGTCTCTAAGGAAGGAAAAATATGGTGCATTGACGGGCAGATAGTTTTTTTTCATTCTTTATCCTTTCTATCTAGTTAATTGGCTTTGATAGGCAGCACCTGGGCAAGAGAAAGGTTAAGCCTGCCAAAATGTGCTGCTTATCTATGACGGCCTGGCCGGACCGTAGCCATGTTCGAACATAACTATTTTACCATGGGCAATCGGGATACCTGAAAAGTGGGCAAATATTCTTTTCCGAAAGTGCGAGAAACTCTAAACTAGTGAGGTAGACAGAGCTATTAGGAGCTAACGATGGGTTAAACCGGGCAGAAGGTGCTTGATAGGGTTATATGCTCCTTGAGTATGTTCGGGATACCTGATATCCTAATGTTGTTAGCAAGAACACAACAAAATACAGAGTCTAGGGTCCGGCAGGATTGGAACTGGTAACGAACCAGGAACCGGCATTAAGGAACCTAGAGGGAAACCGAAGACAAAGGGAAACACAGGAAGGATTTGTTCTGATGCCTGCGACCTGAGCAAATGCAGGTAATAGGCATGAGAACAAAACAACCTGGCGAGGTAAAACGCAGATAGGAGAACACATGGAAATGCAACCCATTAAGCTTGACAGAGTAACAGTAGGAACTATCATTCTAACCCTAAAGAACCAGCGTAATAAAGCGATAGACGAATACCAGGCACTACGATTAGAGGAAAGCCGCTATCTATTCGTAGCCGATTATAAAAGGGTTGCAGATACAGCAACGCAGACCTACGTGGAATTTATAGAAGCAGTTGAACAAGCAGAACAAGCAGAAGAAGGAGAAACCGACACAAGAACCCTAACATCACATGAAGATCGTTTTATCAGACAAGGAATAGCCATTTTAAAAAGCAATATAGAAAAAGAACTCCAACTAATCAAACAAAACGGTGGCACTACACAACGCCATCAGGATGCGAAGTACGACGTGGAAACGCTAGAAGGAAACCTAGCCCGCTTAAATATGAATAGCATACCAAACGAACATATTGCAGAATACAGTGTCGGCCACTTTGTTACAAACGACATGAAAGAAAAAATTTAGTTTCTTCCCTGGCCCTGCCCCGGACATAACCGCCGAGGCAGTAGCGAAGAAAGAAATAGCCGAGCGGGCTTAAAGCGCAGAACAGGAGAACCCACATGACAAAAAAAGAACACTTTACAGCTACTATTTACAACGGAGAAACTCGGCCGATAACCGTGTGTACAAACCTGGATGCCGTAAAGATTCCCGGTCATACCAAGGCAAAGGTAAAAATAAGTAATGATGCGATATTTAATGCCCCGGACGGAAGTTTTTATGTGGAAGACGCAGGACGTTGGTATATAAAAACGGGATGTTGCGA